AACAAGTAAGTTAACTTACTAGGCTGCAATAACATTGCGTAAGTCCTAGTTTTTTGCTGCTTGTTTATAAACAACTACCACCCAAAACAATGGCTCTAACATTCGAAACTACTCATGAATATTATCTACATGATGATGTTGACATACATTATTGCGAGGATCATAACGCAATGATGATATCAAGAGACTATGAAGATAGAATCATCATTAGAGGAATAGATAAAGAAGCAATTGAAAAGTTTATTGCCTGGTATAATGAACATGAATTTAGTACCAAATCATCAACACAACAGCGGAAAACGACCAAAAGGAAAACGCAAACCAAGACTGATACAACAGTCTAAACAAAAGCTTAAGGCTTACAAACGTAAGTATCTTATGTTACAATCTCATGTATCGTAGCATATTATACAATCTTATGTATCATCACACTAAGACACACTAAATCACACTAAATCAGGGACGTAACTGAATGCCTAAGATGTTAATGTACAAACTAACCTTTCAAGAGAAGTTAAACGACTCAGAGCATTTCTCAATTTGGCGTTTAGCTACTGATGACGAGGACGCAGCCTGGCAAGCTAATGAAATTGCTACTGGATCAAATTGGCAAATTATAGATGTAGGACCAGATGAAAAAGAAGAAGTACTTCCCGAACAACTGGCAGGCTTACAAAGATTCTGATGACAAGATGTTCATGGATCATAACTTCAATGATTTTATGAACTGGAAAGTTGCAGGCTGGGAGTTACCAAGTTCTGTATGTTGTATCATTAGAGTTACTAATAAGAAGTCAGGCAAGGTAAAAGAACACATCTACTCTAGACCATATCATGCACAGAACTTCATTGATAAGTTATTAGTTCAAGGGCATGAGTTTACTATAGTAGATGAAGCATCAATTCATTACTCACCTATGAATGTTAAATGAACATCACACTAATGAAGTCGGAATACTATAGGAAAGCTATTTTGGCTATTCCTCCGAACGATCCTAACAGGGATGAAATAGTATCACTATTAATTGATCAAGTAATTGACGATTACCAATGGCAACACCAAACCAGATTGACCAACAGATCAAACTTGAACGCAAGCAAATCAGTCAAGGATTAGCACGTTTAAGAAAGAACACACGAGACTTGGAGGCTAAGAGTTATGGTTCAGCTACTGTTTATGGTATTTCTTCTATTGATAGTTTACTTCCACTTGTTGTAGAACGTATCAAGGACACTACCAACAGAATCAAAGAAGGTAAAACAGGTAGATCCTTCAAAGAGATACAACGCTATCTTGCTGACCTTGAACCTTTGGCTGCTGCAGCTATTGCTTGTAAGCTTACCTTTGATAATGTGTTTAGTTATAAAGAGGGAAGTAATCAAATAGTTAATGTATGCGATGGTATAGGTAAAGCTGTAGAATCAGAATGTCAAATGAGACACTATGAGACTAAAGCACCTGGACTATTGAATGTACTTAAGAAGAACTATTGGCATAGATCAATTGGAACACAACAGAAAGTTGTAGTAATCCAAACCTTAATGAATAGATATGGTATTGATCCATGGTCTACATGGGGTAGAGCTAATAGAGTCAAGCTAGGTGCATGGTTATTAGATTGTATAATGCAGACCAGTGGTTGGTTCTATAAAGATATGCGTCAAGAAGGACGTAGACGAGTTAACTATGTGGTACCAACACCCGAATTCATAGCTATTAAAGATCAGGTCATGAAAGAAAGTGAGTTATTTGCTCCGCTTGCTTGGCCAATGTTAATAGAACCTAACGATTGGGGTACAAAACATGGGGGATATTTACTGAATGAGGTCATGCGTGGTCATGAAATGGTACGCCGTGGCGATCCGTCGTGTATACAGGGAGAAACCCCTGTTAAATTCCTGAACAAGATACAGAAGGTAGGGTACCGAATCAACCCGTTTATACTTGATGTAGCTGAGTGGTTAGAAGAGAAAGGTAGAAGTGTAGGTAAGTTTATACCTATCGTAGAACTACCACTACCTCCTAAACCTGTAGACATAGCAACCAATAAGGATGCACGTAAGAAATACCGTAGAGGCTGTGCAGAGGTGATGAATAAGAATGCTAGTGCATTCAGACGTTCATGCCGTACAAGGATGACTATGGAGTCAGCTAGAGAGTTTAAGGATAATACCTTTTATCATCCATGGAGTTTAGACTATAGAGGTAGAGCATACCCTATAGCCTCCTTCCTATCACCACAAGATACAGACTTTGGAAAGAGTTTGTTGGTCTTCGATAGATCATCAACTGTTACGCCTGAAGCTGAGAAGTGGTTAGGATTCCAAGTTGCTACAACATTTGGTCTTGATAAAGCACCAATGGAAGAGCGACAAGAATGGGTTAAACATAATCAAGGATTCATCACACTAATAGCTACCGATCCTTATGATGTTACTAAATGGGAACAAGTAGAGGAACCTTGGCAGTTCTTAGCAGCATGTGACGAGTATTATCACTGTTGTATTAAAAGAGATAGAAGTACCACATGTCTACCTATAGCTATAGACGCTACATGTAGTGGTCTCCAGATACTCGCTGGTCTTGCAAGAGATAGGAGTACTGCTGAACTTGTTAACGTAACCCGTTCACCTATGCCACAAGATGCCTATAAGGTAGTGGCTATGATGTCTAGATCTAATATACCTGAAAGATTAAGAGAACACTGGGATAGAAAGTGCTGTAAACGTGTAGTTATGACTATACCTTACAATGCTAAACCTTATTCTAATAGAACCTATATTAAAGATGCTCTTAAAGAGAAAGGTATAGAGATAGATAAAGATGAACTGACTCAGACTGTCACAGCCGTCAGGGACGCTATGAACAGCGTTGTACCAGGACCAATGGCTGTTATGAAGTGGATAGAGGATGAAGTAAGTAAGGCTATTACTAGAGGTGTCTCCGAGTTAAGCTGGACTACACCGTCTGGTTTTATAGTTAACCAAAAGTTAATGAAGTCTAAGATACAACGCCTTACACTGCAATTGTTAGGTCAATGTAGATTACATGTAGCTACAGGTGATTCAGATGAAGTAGACAGAGCTAGGCATAAAGCAGCTACTGCACCTAACCTGATACATTCACTTGATGCCTCATTGTTACATATTGCTACAATGCGCTTCAAACATCCTATCGCTTTGATCCATGACAGTGTATTATGTAGAGCGACAGATATGTCTATTCTGTCTACGCTAGTAAGAGAGACCTATATGCATCTCTTTGCTAAGCAAGATTACTTAACAGACTTCGCTAACCAAATAGGAGCGGAGACTGAACCACCTATTATTGGAGACCTTGAACCCTCCAATGTATTGAAATCAACTTATTTCTTTTGCTAATGTATTCA